CGTTCTTAACGGTGGACCCATTCTGTTCTTAATAATTTTGGCTTTAGTTTTAATACCAATTACTTGATCTTTACCATCAACCTTTGCTTTAATCTGTCCTGCAGCTTGTAAACGTAATCTACATGAAGCATGGAATCCTAAAGCTTTACCACCTGAGGTAGTATAAGGGTCACCAAACATTGCTCCGAGTTTTACTCTCAACTGATTAGTAAACACAAGAGTTACCTTTTGCCTACCCATTAATTGAGTAATTTTTCTCATTGCTTTTGATAATACGATTGCTTTACTTGTAGCCCAACCATCTTTAGAATAATCAGCCTCTTGCTCTACTCGTGTAGTAGCAGCTGCAACTGAATCAACAACGATTGTTACCATTCTATCTTTATCTGACTCTCTAACCTTAGAAGTAATATTTTCAATAACTTCAAAAATATCTTCTACAGTATCAAGTTGAATGTATAGCATATCTTTAACATTAACACCAATAGCTCTAAGGAAATCCTCATTACATGCATTCTCAGTATCGATAAATACTGCTAAACCACCTTTCTTTTGAGTATCTGCAAGTAGGTGACCTGCTAATAAAGATTTACCAGAAGCTTCTAGACCAGTTAATTCGCATATTCTGCCAACTGGTATTCCTCCGTATTTTCTGTTAGATATTGCTAAATCAAGCATAGCCGAGCCAGTAGAGATCCATTCCATTAAATCGGCAGGAGTCTCTTCTGAACCGTCTAGAAAGTAAGCAACTTTATATCCTTTAAATTGTTTGTTTAGACTGGTAGCTAGAACATCAGCTAGATCGTCTCGTGTAGTCTTTTTAGACATATATAACCCTCTTTTTAGTTGTTAAATAATTCGTCGAATGCTGAGTTTACATCATCTACCTTTTTAGTATTCGTTGATGTAGGTTGTGCTGCTGGAGTACCTGAACCTGTAGATGTCTCAGATTCTGACTCACCTTGCTCAGGGTCTAACCAGATAGCTAGCTGCTCTTTTAACTCATCATATGAAACTTTCTTAAAGATATCATTAGCATCCTTTTGACCGTTCATAATAGCTTCAGCTACATTTTTATCTTCAGTTGCTGGTGTTTGATTAGGTTTAATTCTAATCGTAGTTTGTGGGTATTGTTTACCTAATTCTGCTGCAGTCATAAATTCTACTGTAACGTCTCTACCAGCGTTTAAATCTGTAATATCACCATAATCAGGATCTGCAATAAAGCTTAATAGTTCTTGATAAACAGTTTTACCAAAGCCCCATAGTTTTACACCTTCTGATTCTTGCCCTCTCACGATAACAGGAACATATGTTCTCATTTTCGGTTCAAGTTTTCTTGACATTTGCCAGTCATCTCTATTACCAGTAGCTTTAAGCTTTTCAGCGAACTCTACTACTGGATCCCCTTCACCATGAGTTACTGGAGATAAGAAAGTTTTACCATTTAATCCATAGTGAAAGAATAACTCAATAAATGGGTTATCTTTGTTGAATTGATAAGGTACGATTCTGATTGTTTGTTTACCTGGTTCTGGTTTCCAAAGATTGTTTTGTCTACCAGTTTGGTTTTGTAGGCCGGAAAGCCTCTTGCGGATTGCATCTAAGTCTAATGCCATAATTTTCCTCTTTTAGTTATTAATTGTTATTGTTATTGTTAAAGTTAGTTGTTAATTATTATAATAATAAGTAGCTACTAACAGCTTATTTATACTAAATATACGAACTATTTAACGTTTCTGCAACTGTTTATCTAAAAACTTTATAGTGTCAGCGTTCATATTTTTATGTTTTGCACAGTGATCGTATAACTCTTCTGTTGTCCCATCAAAAGTTTCCATCCACTCCATTATACTCTCTTTATCTATAGAGAACTTTTTTGATAGTAATTCTACTAATCTTGAAAGTCTATCTCGCTCCACGGTATCACCATCTTCACGTAGTTTATTATACCTTTTTCTGTACCGTTTTTCAATATCAAGATACAGGCTATCAGATTTAGGTTCAAACCCTTTATACTCTTTTAAAAATTTTTTTTGGTCTTGCTCCATCCATTGAAGTTCCCAATCTGCTTGCTCAAATAAAACTGGATATTCGAAGTCTCCATTACGTATCTTATCTATTAATCCTTTGCTGTAAGGTAGGGATTTATGTGAACGGAATCTTCTCCACCAGTAAAAAGGTGTACGTTTACCTCCTTTAGGTCGTATTGGTGCTTTACTCATTATTTCCAAAGTATTTGTATAGCAACTAATGTAGTAGCTAAAATTAACGATATCATTGTCTTCATAGTTATACCTTCTCCCATTACAGTATACGTTAAAATACTGAATACTATCATACCAGTACCAAAACCTATAAATCTTCCAGGCCATAAAGAACCATTAAAGAATTCTACTACATATGTAGTTGCATATATAAACATGTACGAGATCGGCATTGAAAAAATAAATGCCATCCAAAACGGATTATCCTTTGACCATTTCCAAACAAACTGACCGTTAGTTTGTACCCATATTAAAGCTTGTCCCATTAAAAACAAGATTATTCCTATAACTAATTTACCCATATTTTCTTTTTTATATAATATACGAAATATAATAGAGATATACAACTTATATTAAATATTACTTTAAGTATTTCATAAGGTATTTTTATTATCCAATAACCTAATCCAATTAAAACTAATAATGCTACTATTTCCATATTTTTTATTTAGTGACTCCGGAGGGATTCGAACCCCCAACCAGCAGAGCCGAAATCTGCCATTCTATCCAGTTGAACTACGGAGCCATGTCCTCGAGGCCTCAGTTATGACTTTTACTTTGGCAGCCTCCTCCAAAACATCTCTTGATTGATTCAAACACGTCTGAATTATCCTTTACCAAGAGTTCTAGTAAGTACTTTTTGTGGTAGCCCGACGGAGAATCGAACTCCGGTTACATGGATGAAAACCATGCGTCCTAACCACTAGACGACCGGGCCTAGTTTGTGGAGAAGGTGGGACTCGAACCCACGACTTCTACAGTGCAAGTGTAGCGCTCTAGCCAACTGAGCTACATCCCCTATCACAAACATAATTTTTCTTTTAATCGTTTAATGTGTTTACAAGCTTCCAACCACGGTCTATATGCCGTAGCAGGACAACTACACTTAAACGTATTTACACCATTTTTATGTGTTTGAGTAACTATATAATTATTTAGTTTACCTGTTTTTTTATCTCTAGAACCCATTTCACCATACTTATGTGTCCAATTATTTACGTCCCAATTATCCATTAACTTAAAGATTGTTCATTATACCATTTATCTAGAGCTTCATCATCATCTACAAATGATTTACATACCATATCAAGCTTAACAAAATCAACTATCTTTTGACCGAATCTACTAACAGGGTCAATATTATGACCAGTTACACCAAAGGTAGTTATCGTCCATATATCACCTTGAGCTCCGTCAATAACACTAACACGGTACTGAACCATTACCCCGTCAGCATCATCTAGCTGAATATCGTAAACCATACCTATACATTCAGGATTAGGATCTGGAGTAGTTACAGTCAACTCTCTACTACTTAATATTTTAAATTTAGCTTCCATATTAACTCTCTTTTATTGTATATTTTCAGATTCGTTAGCCATTTGCATATCTAAATCTTTAGAACACGGTATCTGTAATTCGTCACATTCTATAGCGTCAAGCTCGTTAGCAACTCTTTCAGTTATCTTGTTATCAATTTCTTGTAGTCTAGCAATTTCAGTTTGCAATTCTTTTAATCTAGTTTCAGTCATTTTTTACTTTTTATTTAATACTATTAGGGTACTTTCCCTTTATTTATACCTAAAGATAAGAAAAATATCTCAGGCTACCAACTGTTTTTACTGTTATTTTTAAACGTTTCTACCGTTTTCATATACATGCTTTACTGTAGGAAATCTTAAAGATATACCACCTTCCTGATTTTTAGTTTCTTCGAAGTACTGAACTGTAATAGTTTTACCTATTATCGATTCATTAAGATAATTACCTGCATACCATAATCTTTGAGCTTGATTCCATCCTGAACCTACTGCTACTCTATAACCTTTATGATCGATATATACTTGAGATAACATTCGTTCTTTAACTTCTTTACCTTCTCTAATAATTCGGTGAGTTTCAAAGTCAACACCTAATACTTCATATTCTGCATCAAAGAACTTTTTACATTTTAATAAATTTTTCGAACGTTTACCTTCATATCCTGCATTCTTTCTTACCATTATACCTTCGTAGCCATGCTCATCAGCATCTGATATCATACCAGCTAATTGCTCGTCAGATTCAACTGGGTGTTGTTCTAATAGACTTAAAGTATCAGTCTCAGTTAAATCACAACCTAGTAAATTAATATACCTATCCTCTAAGGTTGCAGTACCTTTTTTAGTATCAAACTCTTCTA